GTAAACCGTCTTATCATCAAATAACCGGAATTCTCAAAAGCCGAAGGCATATATTTAGAGCGGAGGCCACCTCGCCAACCCACATAACACGGAGTAAACCAATTCAAATAGGTCATCCCTGTGTAATTGTAGGGAGTACTGGCAGGAGTAGCTCCAGCATCCGTAACATGCCTAGGAGATACAGATTGTCCCGGTTCTACTGGAAAGTTTGATTCGATCCAATAGAATTCAGCGCCCATAGAGGCACCCATTACTTGATGAAAACAATAACGTTTCAAAAGTGCACGAATGGAGCGAAAAGACTCTCCAAAGAATACGTGCACATTCGGGTCGACAAGTGATGCCTCTTGTCCAATGGAAGTCACTGGTGCTGGTGATTCAGGAATATTATCCTGCTCATCAATCAGCTCTTCACCCTCCTCTCCCGAATGAGGTTCATAACCAGACTGCGGTTCATACTCTGAAATAGAGAGAATGTCATCAGTCGGGCAAGCAACCTCAAAATCTTCGCCTGCACTCACAAATACATTAATGTATACTGGTTGTGCTAAGCTAGGATTCGGGGAAGTGAGTTCATTCACCACCTCCAATCTTATGTCTCCATTATGGAAGTCTTCAGATCTAGAAGTTGTACCACCAGGATGGTTATACAGACTAGTTCCAAGACGGTCATTCACGCGGAGCCACGATTGGGGATGATTCCAAGCAACTAACATTTCGAAGTCCCGATTCGTTGCTAGATCGATAATACGAGAATATACTTCATTCTCGTCAGCAGATGTTCCACCATGACTATAAGGATCATAAGAAATCCTCATTCTGCCACGGTGTAACTGAGATGCGGCGATCTGAAAACGAAATTTTATTGACCCACGCCAGAACTTAAAAGGCGCGGAAACGGTATACATCGGTGCTAAGAGATTGAGCACATAAGAATTGATTGTTTCTTGCAGATGAAAATCCGGTCCAACAACCAAATCTCCTAGTGCAGCTCCTCCAGCATCCGACTCAGACCATTCTATGGTAGTGACGAACATCTCCTTCTGTTTGATATAATCAAACGCCATTTCGTCAACATCAGAAAGTCCTACTGTACGCGGGTCAATTGTCAACTCTTGCTTTGAATCAAGAGTTAGTTTGGCAACAGCTTCATGGGCATCAGTGTTAGCCAAATTTCCGGCTCCTTTCAATTTGGATCTTTGAATATCGGAGACGATGGTTGGTCGGGAAAACCCAAATACATGGGCAACACGACCAACTGCACTCGCAACAACTTCAGTTGGGCGAGCAAAGGGCCGGATGGATGGAATATTCGCAAGCATTCCTGCTACTTTTGCAACTGCAGAAGCAGGTTT